GTCGCGCGGCTTGCCTAACTGCACCGGCACGAACCCGTGTTTGAACGGGTGCGAGGGCGTGCACGCAGAAATCAATGCGCTGCTCCAAGCCAGTGCGCACGAGGCAGCAACGTGCTACGTCTCCACGTTTCCGTGCTGGCATTGCGTGAAGTCCTTGCTCAACACCGCGATAAGGGTAATCGTCACGCCGACCGGTCACCTCGACGACGACCAGTGCCGCGCGCTGGCACTATGGCTTGACACCGGCCGCGATTACAGGCGGCAGGCGTGACGCTACAGGCACGCGCTGGCTTGCCACGCTTGCGCGTGTCGCGTCGCCGTAGCGTGGCAGGTAGGCAGGTAGCCAAGCGCGATACGCTGCGGCGACACCGCCTGCTCGAGGCGCTGGCACGCGGCGAGCGCACGGCAGGCGCGGCACGCGCGGCGGGTTACTCCGGCGCGGGCACAGCGCGCATGATACTGTCAATCATGCGGCGGGAGACGGGATGCACTACGACAATCGAGCTCGTGGTGCGCTACAGAGAAGGGGAGATAGATGCACTATTTAACCCAAGAAAGAAACGGCATGCGTAGGTTGGTGGTTATACTCGCCTTTGCCATAATGTGGGGCGGCATAATTGCGTTCGTGCTTGGCACGTGGCTCAAGTTTCTAACAACGATGTTCATGATAGGATGGGACCTGATATGGTAAAGCTATTCAAACCGATGCTGGCAGGCGAGGCTGACCTTGAGAACCTGCGGTTTCCGTTGCTTGCCAGCGCAAAGCTGGACGGGGTGCGGGCGCTGCGCATAGGCGGACGCTTCATGTCGCGGAACATGAAGCCGATACCGAACCGGCAGCTTCAAGAAAGCATTGTCCTTGACGACGGACTAGACGGCGAGCTGATTGCCGGCAAGCCTACTGCAAAGGACTGCTACCGCCGCACCATGTCCGTCGTCATGTCTGACGACACAGAAGCGGAGAGCGTGCGCTACTATGTCTTCGATACATTTGATAACCCGCAAGAGAAGTATGAATGGCGGCGACCTGTCTCTGTGCCGCACCCGAAAGTAACTGTGCTACCGCAATGGAAAATCAAAGACCTCGCGACGTTGCTGCTCGTCGAAGAGAAGTCGCTCGCGGAAGGTTACGAAGGCTTGATGCTGCGCAGCTTGGACGGCGTGTATAAGAACGGCCGCGCGACGACACGCGAAGGCTGGTTGCTCAAGCTCAAGCGGTTCCAAGACGACGAGGCTTACGTCATTGGATTCGAAGAGCAAGAACGGAACGACAACGAGGCGACGACGGACGCGCTCGGCCGCACCGCGCGGTCTAGCCACCAAGAGAACAAGGTGGGAAAGAACACGCTAGGCTCGCTCATCGCTGTGTGGAAGGGCAAGTCGTTCAACATCGGCACCGGGTTCACGGACTCGGAGCGGCTGCATATCTGGGCACACCAGTCGGCATACCTCGGGCGTCAGGCGAAATTCAAATACCTTGCTGTGGGCATGAAGAACCTGCCGCGGCACCCTGTATTCTTGGGCTGGCGGACCGGCGACTAGAACGAAACTGTTCCGTAGAGGGTTCCGTCGTTGACGAGGTAAGTAATGTAGGAGCTACCGTCAATGGCGGGACCACCTCCACCGCCGCTGCCGGGAGAACCTTCTGTAACCCAGTCGCCGCCTGCCTCGCTGAAAGTGCCGATTCCGCCTGCAGCACCGAGTCCTCCGCCTACCCCGCCGTCACCTGCATGAGCATCACCGAGTTCTCCACCATTACCGCCGCCGCCAGCGCCTGCGTTATTGCCATTTCCGCCGACGCTGCCTGGAAAGATTTGGGCGCCGCTGACTGGGCCGCCGTCACCTCCATTAGCCAGTGCGCCGCCACCTCCGGAACCGCCACCTCCGGCACCGCCACCTCCACCACCGCCACCGTAATTCACATCGACTTCCTTTGCGCCAGCAGCGCCGCCGCCTCCGCCACCGCCACCTCCTGAAATTGCAGAACCCGCGTTGAATGTAAGGTTAATGGGGCGGCGAACATAAAGGCCAACCCCGCCGCGCTGGCCTATAGACCCATCTGAGGCTACCTCGCTATGGCTCGCGCCGCCGGTGCCGCCCTTTCCGCCAACACCACCAAGCCAGCCGCTTATGTGCAGGTCAACCGTAGTCGCAAGGAGCGAAGCGTCAATAATCAAGCCGGTCCCACCCGGCGACAACGCATTGACGAAAGCGCCGACAGGAATGATTACGACAACCGGCTTGGTTCCATCATTTACAAAACCTGCGTTAACGAGAATGTCCGTCAGGTTATTCACATTGCTGACGTAATTGCCGAAGGTGTAAGTAAAGGTGGACAATTCCTTGAATTGCCGCCACGCGCCGCCGCGCGCTTCCCACGCGGCGCTGACCTTGCGCCACACGCCGCCGTGCGCGACCCATGTATCTTTCACGGTGCGCCACGCGCCGACGTGTGAAACGAAATGTTTCTTAGGCATATTGATACCAGATGTCGCCGTCGACCGGGGTTTGCCCGGCTGTGATAGGGTCGGTGGTGGACACGAACCGCGCACCGACGCAGTTGTTGGCCTGCGCGCCGGTAGGGATGTTGGCCGTTAAGCGTCCATCGGATTCCTGTATTTGCAGGAATTTGGCGTAACCAATCCCACCCCACACAGGCCCTGTCGGGGTGCCCTTAATGGCAGAGTAGTTACCAAGACCATCCGTGTGCTCGATGCCGCCAGCGTTCGTGGTGCCTACAATGCGACCGGCGACGTTTAGGACTGGAGCGCGCAGAGTCATTACCCCAGTGGCGCGTTCGACAGACACCGGCGCACCTAAGAAGTTACCAGCATCATCATAACTGTATAGCGCAAAATCCGAACCTGCATTTGCGCCAGACTCTAGCGTTGTGTCGCCAAGTGCGAGCACCCAGCGCAGCGCATTTGCGGTCTTGCCTTGAACCTGGTTGATCGCCCCTGATGCAGATTTATTGAGTGTAAATAACGGCGTTGACTTGTTAATAGATAAATCCTGGTCACCGTTCCGCTCCGCGCCGAACACCCATAACCCATTCTTGCGCACGTAAGCGTTGCCATCAGACGGAGCGTCAGTAATGCCCACAGCCTGCGGCCAGTCCGCAGCGACAGTCGCCCACACCGGGCCAACGGCATTGCCGCCGTAGCGGTAAGCGGTGCCGAGTGTGGACGGCCAGCGGTAGTCAATCAGCTCGTTGGGCGCTCGCGTGATGACGAGCGCGGTTGCCTGCGCGTTCCACGCCGCCTCTACCGTGCCTTGCGCGTCGCCGGTCGCGTCAGACAGGTAGTTAGTGATTATCGCGCCACCCACGAAGACGTCCACATACTGCTTGGTTGCAGCGTGCAGGCCAGCCGTAGGGTTCGTAGGCAGCGTGAGAAACCCGGTCAGCGTGCCGCCTGCCAGTTGCAGGTAACGCGCATCGCCGCGCGCGTTGGTATGGTATTGCGCGTGGTCATCGTCGCCCAGCCCATCTAGTGCGCCGTGGTCAATGCCTTGCCCGTGCGGCGTAACCAGCACCGCGCCCGAGCTATCAAAGCCGAGGTCCTTGCCCGCGCGCTCGGCCGGTGGAGGCAGCACGAGGTTCGGACCGACTGCTTCAACGACCGCCGCGCGGACAGCGCGGATGGAAACACTGGACAGGTCCTGCACCAGCAGCGTCAGCTTGTCCAGTGCCTGCTCGTGCGTCTCCGCAGGGAACGGGTCGAACGGCCGGTAATCGACTTCTTGGGTCGGTGACGTAAGCCGCACCAGGAATACAACAGCGTCCAACAGCGGCGCGACGAGGAACGTGACAGAGCCGCCGCCGGGCTCGTTCACACCAGCGACAGTGTATGCGCCCACGTCCTGCAATACGTCGTCCACATAGACGCGCAGACTGGGTGACGTGACGATGCGGAACGGGTAAACAAAGACGAGCGTCACCCCGTCAGCAATATATGAGACATTATTCGTGATAGAAGTTACAGTCATAGGTTCCTCACGCTTTGATTATCTTGTTAACAACCGCGGACGGTTGCATGATGTTCGAAGCTGCGCCGCCGCCCGCGCTGCCACTTGGAGTATTCGCATTGCCAGGGACAGCAGTCAGTGGAGCGCCGCCCTGCACAGTATTGCTTGTGCCGACGTTGTGAGTGTGCGGAACCATCTCGGCCAGCGTCTGGACATGCGCCTCTTCACCGCCCACGCTGCCGACGGTAACGGCAGGGCCGCTGATTTGGACACCGCCTGAACCAATCGTCGTGCGGCGTTGCAGGTCCGGGACATTGAAGGTTGTCGTGCCATCGCCTTGGCCCCACGGCGAAGCTGCGCCGCCAAGCGCGGCATAGAGTGCGGCATATGAGGTGCGGCTTACAGCCGAACCGTTGCAGGGGAAGTAACCGCCAGGGACTGCTGCGCCTGCGTAGTCAAGAATCGTTCCGACAGGTATGCCGCCGTTAGCAATCGGCACCAACCCGTCCGCGCCCAGCGGCGCAACCCCGTTCGCTGCGCCCTTCTGCGTAAGCGGGATAACCGTCTGAGCCTGAGGCACTTGCGCACCAATCGCACCAGCAGGCACTTCAATGTGACCCGTAAACGTGCCGCCTGCTTTCGGAACCAGCGCCTCCCACGTGGAATTCTTGCGCCCGTAGGTTTGTCCATCTACAGGAGCCTCTGCCACGCCGACTGATTGCGGCCAGTCCGTAACCACGGTCGCCCACGCGGGACCCGCCTGGTTGCCTACGTAGCGGTAGACCGCGTTGTCCGTAGACTTCCAGCGGTAGAAGATTGTCTCGTTACCCGCGCGGGTAATGCCGAGCGCCGCGGCTTGCGCGTTCCAACCTGCTTCAACGGTAGCCGCCGCGTCGCCCGTAGCGTTGGACTGGTAAGTGGTGGAGAATGCGCCGGCAGCGAAATTCTCGACAAAGTTTTTTGTTGCCGCGTGCATCGCATCAACCGGGTCCGCATGCAGCGTGAGGAAACCGCGCATCGTGTCGCCGGACTGCTTGACGTAGCCATTGAGAAACTGCTGGCAAAGCATTACCACGCGGTCGAAGTCGTCCTCCACGCGCTCGGCAGGGAACGGGTCGAACGGCCGGTAATCGGAAAGCTGGACCGCGATTATCACGCGCGTGAGGAATACGTCGACGCCGGACAGCGGTGCAACCGTGAAGACAACCGTCCCGCCTACGTCCGCGCCGACACCGGTCAGCGTGTAACCGGATACTTGCAACACCTCGTTGAGATAAACCTGGAGGTCGTCCGACGCCAGCACTTTGAATGGGTAGACAAATGAAGTCGCGACCCCGTTCGCGACGTAGGCGACAGTGGACTGCGTGGTGGAAATCGTCATGGTTGAAATCCTATGGGTGACTGTTGCGGCAGTTGCATGAGCCGGTCTATAACGTCATTCGTGACGCCGCGCGTGCGCAAGCGCGGAAGCTCGCCGGCCTTGTAGCGCCGCGCCAGCTCGACTTTGACTTTGGCTTGCCCAATAGAAAGGCCTGCGTGCGATGCCTGCTCCAGCGCAAGCATCTTCTGCTCGGGTGGGAGCTTGGCATAACCAGTCGCGCTGATAACTTTGTCCACTGCAACGCGCCGCGCCTTGCCGACTTCCAGAATGTAGTCGTCGTAAATCTTTCCCGCGCCTTCGTCGAGGTCAATCAACTCGACTTCGATACCGGGCAAGAACGTGAACCGCGAGCGCGGTTCCGCGGGCGAGACGCCATGCTCCACGAGCTCGGCCGTTGCCGCGTCGTCCTTGACTGCGCGCATCTTCAACGACGTAAGCATGCGCACCGCACGGCCTTCCTCGGGCACCATGATTTCGCCATCCCAGTAGCGCCGCGGCCGTGCCGTGTCGCGCCAGCCCGGCATGCGCAGCTTGAAGTCCTCTTCCACGGACTCGAGCAGGTCAGCGACGTAGCCCTCGCCGCCGAACCCCGGCGTCTTGGTGCGCGTCTTGGCACGCTCGGCGTCGTCCGCGGTGCGCGCTACCTGCGCGGTCAGGCCGGCGAGCGGAACGAATCCCGTCGCAATACCGCCTGCGAGCTCGGCAACACCTTTTCCGGCAGGGTCCTCGAACGCGGTTATCAGTCGCTTGAATCCCTCGAGGTAGCTGGAGTCGAGCATGTATTCGCTCATGGCAAAGATTGCGGTCACTGCCAGCTTCTGCCATTGGGCTTCGTCGCGCGCCGCGCGCCCGCGTTCCATTGCCGTCGCCGCCGCGCCGACCACGCCCATGAGCGGGTCTGCCCAGTTCTTATAGGAGACATACTTGCCGCCGACGCGGAACGAGTAAGCCTGCCAGCCGGCTGCTTCCCATATCTTGCGCTGGTCAGGGTCGGCAGGACCCGCGCCCGTGATAGACATAGAATCCACGAGCGGATACATGACCGCCATCAGCGACGTAGCCGAGACAATTTTTGCGCCGGCAATATCCGCATCCGGACCGCCTGCCGCAAGCTGCTTGTAAAGCTTGGGGTTCACTGCGTTCAGGACCGTGGCCTCTATCGAGTAATCCAAGATGCGCGCCGGCGTGCGAATCCACGGAATAATAAAGCCGAGCACGGGGTAAGCCTGTGCCAGCCGGTAAGCATGCTCGGCCAGCGCGCTGAACGTCCAGCGCGGCGCCTCTTGCGACTGCATGATGACCTTGCGCGCGGCAGCGAGCGCCTGCTCGCGCCACTCGTAAGGCGGTTCCTTGTCAACGATAAGGTTGTCCACGTGCGCCCGCAGCGCGTCGCCAGTAAGGCCCAGCGAGATACCGTTGCGCGCCGCAAGTCCGGAGAGCTCGGCCATGTAAGTAGGATACATCAGCGCCTCGTCCATAGCTTGCATGACGCGGTAGGCAGGCGTAAGCAGAAGCTCGGACTGGTTCGGGGTCAGGCCCATGCCCTCGCCGAATTGCGCGTGAACCTGGCTCACACCCGCTTCTTTACCCGCGCGGGCACCAAGCTCTGTCTCGCCTGTCGTTAGCGTGTTCCAGAACACGGCCAGCGAGTGTCGCACGCCGCTCATCGCGCCGACAATGGTCTCTCCAAACTCCGCCGCTTCGTAAGTATTCTCCGCACCCGCCGCGCGCCGCGCCGCTCCAATTGCCGCGGCAAGTCCTTTCTGCCCAAGCTCGAAAGCACTTACGGCAATGCTGCTGACCGCGTTCGAAGTCTGCGTCGCAAAGCTGGACAGGTTGTTCGATTTCCACACGTCCATCGTTGCGCCAAACAAGGTTGCATTATCGATGCTTCCCTTGAGCGCCTCGGCCGGGTCCATGCCTTTCTTGAGCTTCTGCGAGAGCGCCTTTGCATTGGCGAGGATTGCTTCTTTCCCGTTACCGGCTACGTCGAGCGCCTGCTCCAGACCCGCTATGTCCTGATAGTCCAACGTCGTGGCGACCATGCGCTGTTGCGCGAGCGCCCGCGCGACTTCGCGCGTTTGGCCTTTCTGGAAACGGAGTAACGCGGTTAGACTTTGGTTGAGCGTAAGGTATTCACCCAGCACCTCCGGCGTCTGGTTGCCTTGGTCGATTTGGTCGGCCATGGCTTTGTATTGGTCCCATAACGTGGCGTTGAGCGAGCGCAGCGCGTAGAGCTGGCGGTCGTTGAGCAGGCCACCGCTCTTGACACCGGTATAGAGTGTCTCCAAAGAAGCCTCGCGCGCGACCTGCTCCTGCGTGCGCGGCCGCTGCTTCATGGTTTCGCCGAGCTCGTTCAGCACGGTGCCGAAATCTTCCGCGCTCTCGATCATTCCCACGAGCGCCTGCGGGTCGTTGTCCGCAAGCTCCAACATCGTGCCGAGGTCTTGCGCGCGGCTTCCCGGGTGCGCGCGCGCGAGATTAAACTCTGCATCATCCGGAAACGGGGAGCCAGTCTCGGACACGACCGCGGCGCGCGGTCCTACGGGCGCGGCCACGCGCGTTCGCGCGCTGCGGCCTGACGCCAGCGAGGGCGGCAAGTCCGCGTCAGCAGTCGGCGGAACCTTGCCGAGTATGCGGCTGAGTGCCAGCGCCGCCTCGTCGGACCGCGTAGCGGGCGCCCGCTTCACGGACTTTGCAAGGCTGCGGCCCATCATGCGGCCGAGCGGACCGCCAAGTCCCGCGACGTGCGTCTGCTCCGGTTCGAGCGTATCCCACACGTGTCCCCATGCTTCGGCGTCGTCTTGCACGACAGCAGGCTGCTCCTGGGTCATTGCCCAGCCAGCAGCAAGGTCAGCAGCGTCAATCGGTTTCAGCATTTTCCTCTTCCTTGTTGAGCGCCGCGCCGAAGCCTGCAACCGCCAGCGGCACGCCGCCCTTCATTATACGCTCGCGCAACTGCGGCGTAAGCCGGATGCCCCACGCAACTTGCGCGCTGTCGTTCTCCGAGCTTTCGTTGACCTTAATCTGCTCGACCTTGCTGCCGTAGCGTTTGAGAAACTTGTTTGCCTCGTTCACCATCTCTGTGTCGTAAGACTTAAAGCCGGGCTTGCGCGCCTCAAACTCTTTTGCCAAAACAAGGTTCTGCAGAGCCACATTATTTGCCGGCGTAACCGCTCGCGCAGAGTGTTCTGTAAGCAACTTGCGCACGCTGAGGACGCGCTGCAGACTCTCCGCGTCGAGGTTCGGCTCCAGCTTCTCTAGGAATTCAACAAGCTCCTCTATAGGAAACGACACTACTTGCGAAGGACGCCTGATAGAATTTTCCGCGCCCCAATGAACATACGCGCCGCTACTCGTCATTTGAATGGTCACCGAACCTGGTGCCCACACCACCCCTTCTTTGCCCCACCGCTTCCGGTGCACTTCACCGGGCGTCCACGCCAGCCAGTCTTTGCCCGCCTTCGCCGCGTCGAACAGCGCGGAGCGTATCGTCGACGCGGGCCAGTTCTTCATGACTTCCATAGGCTGCACGTCGGACTCTCCGCCCATAGAAGCGTCTCCCCAGAACATCTTGTCCGCGAGGAACGCGCGTCGCTGGCGCGGCGTTACGTCTGCCCACTGCTCAGGCAAAGTCGCGAGGAGCTCGACAATTGCTTTCCCGCGCGGAAGCTCGCCACCTGCGAGACGCACTTGTCCCAACTGATACTCTTTGTATTCTTCCCATACCATCTGGTCGTAGCTGCGCGGGTCGTTAGGGTGCGCTTTTTTCCAGGTTTTCTCCGCCACGCGCCGGTTCGCGTGCGCGTCCGACTGCGCCTCCTCGATGAAGCGCACGGACTCGCCCGTGGTTTCCACGTCTTTTGCTGTCCCTCCGATAACGCGCCTGCGGTCCGTGGTGCGGAGCCACGACACAATGCCTGCCCTTTCCCCGAAGTGCGCCTCCGCGCCGACGACGCCTGCGCCGCCTTTGTGGTAGTAAAGCACCTCGCGGTAGTTTGACTCCGGCTGTTCGCCGTAGCGACCAACAGTATAGTTGCCGTGTTGTCCACCCTGAAGCGAGCGCGTCAAGTCGCCTACGTCTTCAAAAGAGCGGGACTCGATTTCAGCCATCTCTGCACGCCACGAATCAGCCTCATCTTCCAGTGCGCGCAACCGCGCATCGTCTCCCTCGAGCGAGCCGCGCCGGGATATTCGCGCTTGCAAAGTGTTCAATTCAAACGTAGTCGCTGCAAGCTCATCAGACAGAAAGAGGTAGCGCGGAGATTGCTGCATTAACCATTCCCGCCCGGTTGGTCCCGTAACTTCTATCACTTCTTCGGAGATACGCGGCCGCACGGACTCGACGTAATCTATGAGCTCGTTCTTCGTTACCTTGTCCTGCCCGGAGAACCGTTCCTCCAAACCGATGAAGTCGAGCTCGTCCTTGCGCACGTCTTTCGCTTTCTTGATATGGGCGATTGCCTGCTCCGGTGTCAGTGGCTCATCCGGCAGCGACGCAACCGCGCGCGCAACGCCGGAGTAGAACCCGGTTTTGGGGTCGAACGCTTCCGGAAGCGTGAACGGAAGCTGGTCTTGCGCAGACTGCGGGTTGATTGCACCCATCTGCGCACGCCGCCCGCCCATGGACGGAGCAGACTGCGCGCCGGCGATGTTCTTTGCCACTTTGCTAAGGACCAGTTTGCCCGCGTCGACCAGCTCGGGAACCGCGGCACTGAACGTCGCGCCTGCCACCAGTCCGCCTGCCGCGCCGAGCGCCACGTCGCCAGCCTCGGGCGTCTTGCCTTGCACCTGCGCACGCGCAACCTCGCCCGCCGCGCCTGCTACAGCGCCGCCAGCCGCACCGACCGACATGCGCCCGATAACAGCACGCACCGCGACACGGCCTGCGGTCATTACAGTCGCCTTGCCGACACCCGCACCGGCAAGGTTCAAGGGGTCGATAAGTCCACGGCCGACGTTGCCAAGCTGGGCCAGCCAGCTCTTCTCCATCGCCGTCTTATCCCAGATGTCGAGCGCCTCGGTGTATGCCTTGAGCGTGGCCGCGTCCGCGTTCTTCACCTTGGTTATGATTGCTGCCTGCGCCACCGTATTCCAGTCCAGCCAGCGCAAGTGGTCGGACAGCCACTTCGCGGCGTCAAGGTCGGAGCCACCTATGTCCGTGCCCCAGTTTGCCTTGTGCAGGATACGCGCTGCCGCGGCAAACTTCGGGTTCGCCATTGTCTCCTCGAAGGTTACGTCTGCGGGCTTGACCTCTACCGGCGCGCGGTTCAGCTTCTCGAAGTGCCCGTGAAGCGACTGCATGTTCACTGCATCGACGCCCGCCTTCCACGCGCGGCGGCGCTGGTCGGGGTCGTGCGTCGTCGGCACCGCGCGGTCAAAGTCCGCATACGAGCGGCCGTGACGCGCGAAAGCCTGCGCGATGTTCGAGAGCGCGGTAACGTCCTCGTGCGGAGGCGGCTTTCCGGGCTGTTGCTTGGACTTGGACAAGCGGTCGTTTGCTTCCTTGATTGCGCCGCCTACGTCCGTCGGCACCGCGTCGAAATGCTTCTTCCCCGTTGCAAGGTTGTAACCCGCGACGTTGACCGGCTTGACGGTCAGGTGCTTGTTGGGAAGCTCCTTCGTCAAGTCCGTGCCCGCAGCATATGCGCCGCGGTAATCGTAGGGAATCGTCAGGCCCGTCGCGCGCCACGCTTCGTCCGCTTGCGTATCGGATTCCGCGCGCGCTACCGCCGCCTCTGCCGCTTCCCGCGATGCTACCTCGAGCGTGCCAGCCGAGTCTTCACTCTGCTTTGCGCCCCACGCTTCGAGCAGGCTTGATTCTGTGGTATCCACTATTATTTCCTCCGGTCGCGCGCGCTGCTCGCCGCGCTGCGCGCGTTACTGTCGCCCAACTCGAGCGCGTCAAAAGCCCGCTTCTCGTTCTCCTTTGTTATACGCTTGTCACGTGCGTCCTTACGTATCTTCTCACGCGACGCTTCCCTGTCGATTGCTGTCCCGTCTGCAATTTCTTTTGCCGTGGCGCCAACCTTCATGACAGCATACTGTCCCAAGCCAATGCTGAACAGCTTGGTATAAGCTTGCTGGTCTGCCCGCGCCTTGTATGTAGGCAGGTTCTGGTCGACCCACGCACGCGGGTCCAGCTTCGGGTCCGCGTTCACCGCGTCGGCAAGAGCAGACTTCATCTCCACAGACAGCGACTTCCACCGCTGCGCGTCTTCGATAGACAAGCGGCCCAGTATATCTTGAGGCGGCGCGATGTTCGCCTCGATTGTGGATTCTGCGCGCGAGTATTCCGGCGAGGCTTTGGTCGGGCGGTCGCGGTATTTTGTAAGCAGGTTCGAGAGGTAGTCGCGGTCTGCCGGCGCAAGCTTGCCCTCGGCACTGTATGTCGTGATAAGGTCATCAATCGCGTTCGCGCGGTTGATTAACGTCGTGCCCTCAGGACCGGCTTTCGAAAGCCCGACAATCTGTCCTTCGAGCGAACGGAAAGTCGGCTGGCTCGTAACCACGCCCTTGCCACCATCCTTGCGGTCCACGAGCGCAATCAAAGCAAGGTAGTCCGCGCCAGTCAGCGTCTCGCGCGCTACCACAAGCTCTTGCTTGGAAGGCAGGTAACCCTCAAGCCGGATTTTCGTTGCAAGTTCTCCAAGGACAACTTTACTTTTCTCGCGTTGCGCTTTCTCTTCAGCCGCTGTCCTTGCGGCAGAAATCCGGTTAGCTTGCTCTGTAGCAGCGCGAACATACCCGCGCTTCTCGTCCGCGGTAAGCGGGACCTCGTTAGCGAGAATAGCCACACTGAATGCCTCGAGACCAGCAATGTCCTTCTTTTCGATAAGACTGGCAAGAGCCTGCGTAGCACGTAAGTCCGTAGCGTCATGGGTAACCTTCACCTTACGGTCAACTCCTTGCTTGGGTGTTAGCAAGCCGGAGCGGACCATGCTGTCCACGACCGCGATTGCATCCGTCTCACCGCCAGGCGTGCGGATAAGCTGCTGGATTGCAGCCTCGTTCTTGCCCATCAACTCTTGCTTGCGCCCCTCGAAGTGAAACTTCGCTACGTCATCGCGGGCTGCGGTCGCGGCGTTCTGTATTGAAGTCTCCAACTTCGCGCGCACGCCGCGGTGCTGCACTTGTTTGAGCGCCGCTCCTGAAGCTTGCGTATGTGCCTGGTCGTAGATTGCAGGCGCGACTTCCCACGAGGGCACGGCAACGCGGTCAACAGTTTGACCGCCCGGTGTTATCTCGGTCTTCTCATACGTTACGCCGTCGGGAATCTGTTCCACAGGTATTGCAGGCGACTTGCTCAGGTTCGTAACTGTGGAAGTCATGACCTCGCGGTAGTCCGCGAGCGCCTTGTTTGCGGTTGTCTCCTGTTCGGCAATAGCCCACGCCTCGACGACGCCGGCCGTTTGATTGATGGCCGCAGCTACCGCGCCGCGCGCGCTCGCAGCTTGGAATTGTGCGTGGCCCAGCGACAAGTAGTCCTGAGTCTCGCGTCCAAGACCCGACATTCCGCGACCGAATTCTGCGCCAGGCAGTTTCACTTTTTAGTCCACCAGTTATAGCCGCTCTGCGCAGCGCCTATACCGCTGCTCGCCGCGCCCCAGTAAGTTGCTTTGGATTTGCTCTTCATTGAAGAAGACTCCGCCATGCCGCGGCGGAAGTCGAGCGCACCCCGCTCGCGTATCGTTGCCGCGCGGCTTGCGCCCGCACGCTGCTCCCAGTCCAGTTGCGTCGCGTTCTCCGCTTGCTGGTCCGCCAGCATGAGCGCAATTGAATTCGCGCCTGCCGGTGCAAAGCCGGAAGATGCGAACCCGCTTGCCGCCGCGCCTGCCCGCGAACGCGCCTCCTCGCGCTTCATGGTCTCGGAGAGGCGGCGTTGCTGCTCCGCTGCCTCTGCCTCCTCGCGTTGCGCGTTGCGCTCTGCCATAGCTTGTTGCTCGGCTGCATACGCCGCTTGCTGGCTCGCAGCCTTCGACTGCTCGCGGCCCTGTTGCATCTGTTGGGCCGCGCTCATCACCGCCATCGCTACCGCTACCCAGCCCATATTATGCCTCCTGCATCCAAAGGAACATCGAGTTTTGCTTCTTCGAATCCGCAATCCACGGATTCATCATCTGCTCGGCGGTGACGCCCGCTGCGCCCGCGCCGCCCGCCACGCTTCCCAGCCCGCCACTCGCGGCTTTCGCCGCGCGCTTTTGTGCCTTCTCAGCCTCTGTCTCTTGCTCACCCAAATCGGCAGCGCCTGCCAGAGCCTCGTAGTATTGCTCAAAGCTCTGAGCCTTCGTCTCCGCAAAACCTGCTTGCCGCTCCGCAAAGTCGTCGTCGTCACCCTTATTGCCCGGCGCAGTCGCATAAGGACTTGCAACGTCGCCGCGCGCTATCTGGTAACCTTCCTGCAGCGTAGCGTATGTCGCGCCGGATTGCAAACCGGCAATGTCCTTTGAACGCTGCGACTCCAGGTGCTCAGTCTGCATCTTGAGCAGGTCTGGCGTAGCCCCGGCTGCGGACAGCCGCGCGCGCACGGACGCAAGCTCGCCCTCGTTGCGGCGATTGATGTTTGCCATTTCGCCGGAGTAAGTTTTCCACAGGGCGCTGTAATTTGGCGCTGCAGGACGTATCGGCGCGGGCGCAGACCTCTTACCGAATCCCATATACGTATCCTTGTAAAGTGAGTCCATTCTCGACGAAATCAAGATTGCCAAACCGCTTGAAACCTAACATCTTCATCCACCGGTCGTTCTCGAGCGCGTTGTCGTAGTTCCAAGTAAAGTAGCACGAGATGCCAAGTTCCTTGATACCCATGTCAAGCAACGCCTTTGCCGCGCGGAATACTGCAACACCGAACCCGCGCGCCTTGTCAGTAAAGATAGCCCAAACGTGCGCGTCGCCAAGCATATCCGGCAACGAGCAACCCATTATAGCAAGCGGCACGCCGCGCTCGCTGACAATCGTATAGCAACGTAGCGCGTCCATGCCGCGCGCTTGCGCTGCTTTAATTTCAGCAGGGTGCATTGACAAGCGGTCGCACAAGCGGCTATCTTTGAAGACAACTTCAATGTCGGACTCTATTGACTTTCGTATCTGCAGGTTCATGCAGACTCCACAGCAAGGTCGCCAAAGATGCCGCTGATTGTAAGCGGCAACGGCAGCGGTTCCTCAACAGTAATCTCTGCTACGTCTTGATAACCCAGGTCTACCGCAAAGAATTTTCCTGTGCGTCGCGGTTCGGCAGTATTCATGGGCGTTGACGGGTGGCGCTCCGCGCCGCGCTTGCCGTTGATAATCGGAAGACTCGCCGCGACCAGTTGCACATAGACTTTGTTGAAGCGGAAGTTTGAGGACTGCGAGCCTTGCGGCGACACGCCTGGTTCAAACGGAAGGCTCTTGAGACGGGCCAGGCTCGAGAAACCCGCTGCAACTTCTAAAGCCGTGCGCTGCAAAGAGACGACACCCGCAGAAGAGACGACCACATCGGGATGCGTTGCGCCATCTGCAATCACGCTCACCGTCAAACCTGCAAGGTGCTTGAATCCTGAAAAGCTTGTCGTCAGTGTGGGCGAAACCACAGTCTTGCCTGCGTCAAGGAAATGCGATGCAGGCGAGAGAACCAACGCGCCAAGCTGCGTATAAGCAACACCCGCGCGGATAACGCGCCACGACGCCCACGTTATATCTGTTCCGAAAAACTTGACGCTGGCTACGGAGCTGAATACAATTGATTTTGTCGGATGGCGGTGCCAGCCCACAATGTTGTTCGGGCGGTCGTAGCTGCATCCGACCAGCTGCCCTTGCGAATCCACGAACCAGAGAATACTTTCCGGGTTCGCGGCATAGGCTTGCCGCACGATGCGGTTGACAGGAACATGCTCGGCAGTAAATGCAAGGTCCGCAGAAATCCAACCGCTTTCATCAAAGCGGTAACCCATCGAATAAAGCTTGCGGCCGTCGCCCGAGACATAGAGCACAAGGTTTCCAATCTGTATCGGCTGCAACGGCGACGAACCATAAAAGCTTTGGGGTTCGATGTTGATGCTATCCGGCGTAATAATCTCTTGCGAGCCTGCGGGCGCACTTACGACAAACTCGCCAAACTCCGTCCCGATGAGCAGGTTCTTCGCGCCGAGAATCCAGCGTATTGAACCCCGCTTCGCAATCGTATAGGCAATCGCATCGTCCGCAAGCGTGCCTAAAGTGAAGTTCAAATAGTCACCAGACTTCGAACCCCAGAACGTCGAAGGCGCCGCCGCTGTGCCGGCAAAGAACAAACGTCCTTGAAAAAACGTAATGCACCGCGGATGGTTCGTTCCAGTCCACGACGAGGGTGGCGACGTAAATGCCGCGTCCGTAATCGTGAACGTGCCATCTCCATTGTAAAGAATTTGCTTGACAGGATACAACCCCGAGCAGACATACATGCGCAACCCGTCCGGCGACAAGTCGTATTGAAGCACGCTCAACACGTCCGCGCTATACGGAGACACAATTGGGACTGCCACCACGTCTTCTTGAACAGACACGCTGTCCAGCACGGCGTTCGCAAATGGCGTGAGACTGGTAACCTCTATCCAGTGCGAGACCGCGGTTGCCGTGAAAACAAACGTCGACACGCTGGCAGTTTGCGTGAGCTGGCCTACCTCAGCCCCGCCCGACGTTGTGCCTACTCGCAAGCGTAGCGAGTCCAGCGGGGACAGTTGAATCGTGCGCAGGCGATACGCGCGGCCGATAGTCAAGCCGGTGACGTTTTGACGGATTGAGGCAGTCTGCGCGCCGCTCGCAGTAAGCGTGCAAGTCTGCGTTGTGAATACCGCTGTTGAGCCGCCGCCCGTAACCGGAGTCCAGTTTGCGCTACCCGCAGCAAATTGCGTATTCAAAACCAACTCCGGCGCGACGAGCGTGCCGCTCTTGCTCAAGATGTAAAGTTTGAGGTCTGTGAACAGGAAAACATAATAGTCGTCGTTCGCAACGGGAAAGATAATGATGCGCGCGGACGGCGTGGGCTCAGGCGTTTCGAACGTAAAGGAGAAACCAGACCGGCGTTGCGCGGGACCTTGCGCCAGTGGAATCATGTTCTCCAAAAGGCGAACACCTTCCTTGTAACCTTTCGTAGAGACGCGCGAACCCAGGCGCGGGCTCAACTCGCCGGCGGCAAAGCTCTCTTGAATAGGAACAAGGTTCGGCATATCAGGGCCCAGGTGGGACTATTACAATACTTGCTCCGCCTTCCTTACATTGCGTCGTCGTCGTGCGCTCGCATGCTCCGAGCATCACCGCGCAACCCGCGAATGACGAGAGCACAATCGCAATCATCACGGCACCCAGCACGAACATGGCTGCGTCAACAAGTCTCATGGCCGCGGTCCCACGGTCCAGTATTCCATTTCCATATCGTCGAGCGAGCCAGTGTAGCCCTTGACGACACGGAAGTAGTATTCCCACATGTCATTGAGTTGGAAGTTGATATTATCGCTGGCCTGAATTGACCGCACAGAGAATTTGTCTACCAGCATCTGCGAAAACGGCGCAGCTTCGAGCAGCGGCACACCGTTGCGACCAGCCAAATCGGCGATAAACTGATGGACTCCGTTGCCAAACACGACCTCACCGCGGAATGCACCGATGCCCAACTGCAAGGAGCCAGACACGTAGTTGGAGATTGTTACCTCTACCTGGTCGCGGCCTACGCCGACAAACGGCGTGGTAGATGAGATGATGGAATTCGCCACGTTGTTACCGTTGATAAGTGCGCCAGGAAAGCCGACCGACCAGCCCAGTCCTTCTGTCCAGTTTGCCGTATTGAGGAATGTGGGATCTGTAATCTGCTCCGCGCCCAACGTCACGCCTGCGCCGTTAGCCAGCAGGAATTGCCGCTCTGCGTCGTCTATCTGCCCACTGGTCGCGCCGTTCGACTGATAGAAGCGGAGCAACTTGTCCTCGATTTGGTTCGCGGCGCCAACGTCGGGGATGGCCGCGTTGATGGCGTCGTTGATATGCACGCCACCGGCGGACAGGAATTTCAACACGTTGTCGGGCAGGCGCGTGTTGAAATACTTGAGCGACTTGATTACGCCGTTCAAGTGACTAGCTGCATCCAAGTGCCCGACTTGTAGCACGAACGCCCCTGTCGGCAACGTCGCAACTGTATCCAGCAAACCCAACACGCCATTCACGGCAATGTTCGCACTATTCGCCGCATATGCGCCCGCAGCCTTTACAGGGATGCGCGATGACGGCGAACCCGCTGCGATGCTAAATTGCGCTGCGCCCAAGCGACTACCAAACCAGTTGACGACATTTGATGTGTCGTAGAACATATCGAACAAGCGGTTAGCCGTGTCTCCAGAAGGCTCAATCACTGCAATCCGCTCGTTATTCTGAAAAGGTGCGGCCAATCCCACATCCGCGAACATGGTTCCCGCTAACGCATTGAGCCAACCCGTTGTCGGATAGGTCAGCGTATCCGCAGCACGTATAACAGCGGCAACCGTAGTATAGATGAGGGATGTTGGCGAAGCACCGACTTCAAGCTGTGAGCCCCAAACGTAGAAACCTTTGCCGACTTCGCCAAGGTAGATGGGCACGCCAGGAGATTCAAAGATTTCAAGAATTTGATAGCCCGTGATTGTCGCCGCATCCAACTTGCCCGACACTGATACGCGGAACCAACCATTCGGATACCGCTTGATGGATGACGCCGTGGCGGTGCCTGCGCCAATCGCCAACGGCGCGGATATAGTGCCGTTTAGCAGGTCGAAGCTGGCGCGAACGCCAGAAGTTGAGCCTCCAATCACCCAGCCAATGTCACCATACCTGCGGCCATTCGCCTTGATCCAAAGCGAGTTGGTATAAACGAAATTGGCGGTTACGGCCGGACCAATCGTGTTGAAAACCTGATGCGATGTATTCAACGCCGCTTCGGTGAACGCACTGGACTGCGCAGCACCGTCGGGCGCGGCCTCTGCAACCTGCACGACCTGCGCGTTGCCCTTAGTCCAGTCTACTGTGGATAAGTCCGTGTTCTGCAACGTCAGGTTCTGGCGACCCGGCTCCAGTAGCAACCCGTGATACAGCAACGATTCAGGTTCATAGGCGCTGCGCGGCACGCCGGTCGCAACACTGATGACCTTGCCGTTGCGGTCAATGGTAGTCGCGCCGCCTGCGCGCGTGAACGTAGCGACAACCCCGCCGACTGTAGGGACCAGGTTCGCTACGCCTGCGCCCAAGTCAGCGAAGGCAACGTCAAAGGTCGGTTGCATGTTCTAGTATCCCGGTTGCGGGCGCGGACGCTTCTGTCCTTTCTTGCGGCGCTTCATGTTACCTCCTACGCGTATTTCCGTTGCTTTTCCCACATCGCTTCCATTATTTCCTTGATGCGGTTGGCGATTTCGGACGTTGAGGTCCAGGAGGCGTTCTGCCCAAGCCCGATGCCGACTTCGCCTGCTACGATAGACGCGACGTTGGGTTGGTTATTGACCTGCGACTTGGGACCGCCGAGAACGCACTGGAAATACACAGGCGCGCTCGCGGTTTGGAATTGCGCCGCCTGCTCGCGGATGGTCTCCGCGATGCGCTCCAGCGTGTTCCACAATTCGTTGTCGCGGTAAGACTGACCTGTGACCAGGTTCACGTAGATGCAGATTTGATTGATGCCGGTAACCGTGAACCCCGCGGCGTTGAAGGTTACATTTGCTTTGTCACCCACATCAAAGTCGAGCGTTGCTTGCATGGTCATACGGTTCTCCTTTACACGAATGGTCCTACGATACCGGTCGCGCCGGCGCGCCGCGCCTGATTCATTCCCGAGGCGCGCAGCACGCGCGTCCGTCCCTGCTTCGCGTCTTGGGCAATCGCGTCGCCCATCTTTGCGGAGTAAAGCTTTGCCATGTCCGCTTGCAGCGTGCGGGAGTGCGCAATCGGGATAGCCAAATCCGTGGCAAGCCGCGCGGCCAGCGCCTGACTGAACAGCGTGGAGAACAGGTTCGGGTCCTCGATACGCTGCACGCCGCGCACGAACACGGTGTTCGCATTGGTAAGCACCTTGTCGCCCTCACGCACCCAGTCCGGAACAGGCTCGTCCTCTTCCCAGCGGTCGGACAACCCAAGGTAGATTACCCGTAACAGCGACGAAGGCAGTTGGAAAGCATACGCATAGCCCCACCTGTTGGGGTCAGGTGCGAGCGGCGCGCCACCGGGGGCGCGCAGCATTGCGAAGGTCCAGTCCACGCTCTCTATGAGCGCGTCACGCAGGATAGCGTAGTTAGCCTTGCAAAGCTGCGCCTCCGTCTGCTCGTCGTCCAGCGACGTGATAAGGTTGCCACCAACCCAGCCCAGGGCCAGGTTGCAGATGGCTACGTCACTTATTGCGGCCACGGCGGAGCACCTTGGCAAACGCTTCCGCGCCTTCCGGCACGTCACCGTCCGCGTATTCGCTCTCGACCTTGGCGACCGTTGCTTGCACGGCGCCGCGCTTCGGGTCGAAACTGGCCACACACTCTACCTTGACCAGCAGCTCTTGAGAGATTGCTGCCGCAGTCTTGCCGCGTGCAAAGCCCTCGTTGATTCTCACAACGTCGTTCGGCGTCGCGCCCGGCTTCATGAACTCTTGTTGATTCAAGTGTGACACATCTTGGTCGTAAGACACAGAACCTCCTTGTGAAGAGCCGCCGGCGGGCACCATGCCCGCCAGCGGTTGTTACGCTTACGTCAGCGAGTTCTTCACATGGAGGTGGACGATTTGCTCGTCCTCCACCCGCACCGCGCCCATCGTCAGGGCGGTGTAGATGCGCCACGCGAAGCTGATGGACGGGTCCTCGGCGACGCGCGACCAGATGTCCTTGTTCACTTGCAAGCCAATGGCCCGCTTGGTGAACGCGAGGCAGGACAGCTGACCACCGGCGGGGGCGAGCAGTCTCGTGGACATAATCCACGTGAAGCCCATCCAACCCGGCACGATGCCGGACGAGTTGAGCCGCTGCAACGCCTCGCGGTTCACGTAGTCGGCCGAAGTCTGCTCGGTCAACTGCATGAGCTTGCGCACCTGGGTCGGCCCGACGACCATGCACTTGGGAATCGACGGGTCGATGTCGTTCTGCATGAACTTCTCCTGGACCGCCGTCACCAGGTCGAAGCTGATGGGAACCGTTCCGTCGCTGACTACCTGGCCGACGGGAAACGTGACCGCGCCCCCGGCACCGTCCATCGCGTCGCCCGTTGCCGCGGCGATGATGATGTCGTCGACCGCCCGCTTGGCGCCCATGCCCTGCTTCTCGGCAACGGACGATTTCGGGTCAATCAACATTTGCACGATGTCTTCCGGCTCCACCGTGTCGCCGTCGTGCTTGGTCAGCGCGACGCTGGCGCGGCGTGTCCACGGAGAGTCGGTCGCCGGCGTTGCGGTCCGGGCGGCGCTCTTGGTCGTGAAGTCGCCTTTGCCGAGGCGGTCCCAGTTGTGCTTGTTGGCAGTGATACCGCGCTCCATTACCTTGTCGCGCAGCTTGGTCTCGCTTTGTTGGGCGAGTTGGCGCACTGTCCGCTCGTAAGCTTGGACATACGCCGCAGTGATGGTGATAGCCATATGAATGGTCCTTGAAAAGTTGAGCCAAAAAACCCTTCAAGGCAGTTGCCTCTCATCTTTCAGAGAGACCGCCTCTAGCCTTTTTCCCGGCTAGGGCGCCATCCTCAGGCGGACCCCGTTTCGAGGTTGCCCGCCGATTTCGAACAGCTAACGGTGCGCACTGTAGCACGCGCCGAAAAACTTTGCAAACAGCACGCCGCGCACGCTACACCACGCGCGCGGCGCGACCGTTATGACGCGCCCGCAAGCTCCAGTAGCTCGAGGCGACGCTTGAGCAAACCCTCGTAGTCGGGGTCGCCTGCATTCATTTTGGCGATACGCGCCTCGACTTCCGTCACGCGCGCCATTGCCTCGTCCGAAGTCAGCCGCGACCCGCTGCCTTTGCCCTGCGACTGCATCTCGAACGGCTCGTCGCCTAATGCACTCATCACGCCGTAGAGCCAGCGCGTGGAGTCCGCATCCACGAGGCCTTCCTTGAAAGCGTTCTGCAACGCCTCGGGTGCCTTGTGCGTGGCGAGCAGGCGCTGGGTTTCCCCGCGGCGCGTATCGTGCGCCGCGGACCAGTCGGCTTTCAGCGCAGCATGGTCTGCCTCGAATTTCGACTTGCTCGCGAGCGTCCCCGCCTCTCGCGCCTTGGCCATGTCCGACACGACCTTCTTGAATTGCCGCGGCGTAAGGCCCGCGCGGTGCGCGACCTCCTTGAACGTCTCGGCTTCCGCCGGGTCGAACACCAGTCCCTCGGCTTTTGCATCGGGGATGACATACTCTTTTGCTTCCTTGGGTCGCCCGCTCGCCGTGTAGTAGGCGTCGTAGGCCGCGTCGTCGTCCGCTTCGCCGGGCAGCGGTATCAACCCGTGGTCCTTGCCGACCTCGAGCATGCGCGCGCGGAACGCCTTGCGCCCGTCTTCGCCTGCTTCCTTGGACGGAAGCCGCACGGAACCGCCGAGCGCGGTCTGCGCCTCGAGGTAGGACTTCGCCAGCGCCCCTACGTCCTTCACGTCCTTCAGCGCCGGCGCGCCTTTCAAGTCGTCCGGCAATGCTGCTTTCCAGTCTGCTTCAGCCATAATTAGACCTCGCCCTTTTCAGAATACTTCGTCATGTCGGCGATGTATATCAACACGTCGCGCGCACCCTCGAGATACGCCGTATGGTGAGGGTCGCCTTTCGCGTAGCAGGACCCGCCGAAAGCGTCCTGCAGAATCTTGAGCGCAGCCTGACCGTCATCGGTGCCGAACGCGCGCGCGACGACCGCCGCGCGGCGCAACACCTCCAGGTTAGGCTTTCTTTGCGTTGCCAATTTCCGTCACCTTTGCCATGGATGCCATACCGGCGCCGGCATCCTTGAGCGCAGCCGCTTGCTGCTCCATCTGCGCACCCTGTTGCGCCTGTTGCTGTTGCGCCTCGCGCTCCTTCTGCAGCTTCTTGACTTCCGCCTCGGTGCGGATAAGCTTTGCCGGGACCGCGGTCAGCTTGGCGTGCTCCCGCAACGCGGCCGTCGCGTCGAGCGCGTCGAGCACGCCCGGCCCGAACGTCTCGGCCAGGTTCGACGCCAGCCCGAGCTCGCGCTCGATTGCCGCGGCGATGTCCGCTTTCTGGGAGATGGGCAGCGGACCAGTGAATTCTATGTCGAGGTCGGTGCCCGCTTCCGCTACGGACTGCGGCATCGCAGGCAACTTGCCCGCGCGGAACAGAAGGTTGAATGTGGTCTCGATTGCCGGCCCGAGCAACTCCTTCTGCAACCGCCCCAACGTCGGGCCCAGCAGCTTCTGCATCTGCTGCCACCGCCGCTCGACCTCGGTCGCGGTCATGGCCGGCGAGTCTTTCAGGTCCAACCGGGAAATCATGTAGTATTCCTTGATCATCCCGCGGCGGTTGCCCCGCTCCATGTTTATGACGTTCCACTCCGTGCCGAACAGCATCGGCTTGATGTCGTCGATGTTCCGCATAATCGTCAAACCTGCGGGACGCAGGTCTACGTCGCCTATCACGCCGCGCTCCGTGGTCTTCTGCGGCGGGTCGATTGTTTTCTCGAGCGCGTCCAGCGTCAGTTGCTCCTGCCGGTTCAGCGCCTGCACGTCGTAAATCGCCACGTGCGACGGGCCGTGTCCCCACTTGCTTTCGCTCACCTTCGCCCAGCGCGCTACGAATACCGGCCGCTCGTAGTAACCGCCCTCGCTGCCGAGCGCCGCGCCGTCGCGCCCCATGATGTAGCGGAAACCCCACGGCCTGCGCTTCGGCGGCAGCGGTCCCGCATACGGCCGCTTGTGGCGCGGCCACACGGCGAACACAACCTCGTATTTCTCGGTCGTCGCCGTAGGACCTTTCGCTTTCTCCTGCATGTCGGTCGGCGCCGACTCGCCGAATTTATCGACAATCTGCAGCGCGGTCCACATGAGCGACCGGTAGAAGTGCGCCAGGTTTCCCTCGCTGTCTTCCTCGAAGTAGCACTCCTTCAGCGGCAGCGCGGAAAACAGCGCGCCGTTCCAGTCGCGCGCACCCGCGCGTGCTTCCTCAAACATGAACGTGGTCGCAAACGTCGTCAGGTCGAGGTAGCACTCGGCTATTTCATGCGGGAAATTCGACTCCTGCAGCGTGCCCCAGATCAATTCCGCGACAGCCTCGAGCCACTCGCGCGCATCCGGGTCGTCCACCAGCGCCGGGTCCTTGAACGACAGGCCGAACCACTTTACCCAGGCCGACGTCAGGTTTCCGTGGAGGTTTGCCGCGAGCACTTGCGCCGATTGCAGCGCCGTCCCGTCGTAAACCTCCGATTTGTCCAGGTCGACCGACTGCTCCGACCCGCTCGACCTGAAGAACTCGCCGCGGTAAGGCGCGATGAATGTCTCTATCGCGTTCCACCGTTCTTCCGGCGTGCTCCGCTCTGATTTCAAAAACGAAAGCCTTTGCCGTATCAGCTCTGCATCCATTTCAGCGCCTCCTTGTTCTCACATCGGGCTCTTCGTCGAACCGCGGCGTATATCCGGACTTCTGCCCGCCGCGCTTTACCAGCACGCGCGGTTTCGAGCGCATGGTAGCACGCCTGCCGCCCGCAAGCAAATCTTCGCCGTAGCCATACGCGCCCGGCGCGTGCTTCACCGCACCCGTTCTCAATGCGTCCGCGCCGTGCGACGCCCAGTTATGCTCGGCCTGGTCCCGGTGCCTGCGCGTCTTCTCGTCCCACTTCCGCTCGTAACTTTCCAGCGCGTAGATGCCCTGTTCGCACTCCACACCGTCTATAAACATCGAAGGAAGCAAACTCCTTACTGCCGCCACCTGCTCCTGCAACTCCTCTTTATTCTTGGGTCGCTGTGTTATCTCGCTGACGCACGCCAGCTCGTCTTCCCACACCTCTTTGCGTGTCCTGCCGCTCGTCTGGTCGTGCTGTTCCCCGTCGTGCGGCAACCTGAGCAGGTCGATGTTCCAATTCCACTTGCGTATATCCCTTGCTATGACCGGTATCGAGGCGTTCTTCCACTCCTGATACCTTACCGCGCACAGCTTCATGCCTCTGGGCTGCATCGCCCACACCGCGGTCTGGTCGTTATACCCCAGGTCGAACCAGAGCTCCAACGGCCAGCCGCTATCGTAGGGAACGTGCGTTATCCGGCCCTGACTTCTCATCGCCTCGAGCTCTTTTGCGTAGAACGCGCCCGAGCTCAGCGCCGTGAACGAGCACCAGAACTCCTGCCTGAGCAGCGCGTCCTCCATGCCTGCTCTTCTTTCCGCCTCCACGTCCTCCATCGTTATATGCTTGGTCTGCTCTATCGTCAGAAGCTCGCAGAACCACTCCGGGTTCCCCGCCGCCATGTTGAACAGGCTATACCCGTGGTTCCTGCCTCTGGGCGTATATAAAAACAGCGCCCAGCCGCCGTTCTCCGCCAGAATCGGCCTTATGTAATTCCACGCCGAAGGGTCTGCCAGCGAATACTCGCTGAATACCACGCCCAGCGGGTCCGACCCTACCAGGTGATTGTAGTTATCCGACCCGACTGCATACCACCGCATCGCGTTCTTCAATACGATGCTCATCTCCGACTTGTTTACATCCTTTACCAGCGCCGGCGGGAACACCCGCTCCAGCACCGGGCGCCCCGTTTCCCTGTCTACTGCGTCCCAGATGACCCTTCTCGCCTGCACGTTGGTCGGCAGCATATGCCAGTAAACCCCTGGCCGCTGCGCGCCCAGCACGCTGGTCAGGGCCAGTGCCGTCCTGTCTTTACCTGCTCTTCTTGGCCATACCACTACTCCTCTTTTCGCTCTTGGACCCGCCTGCGAGAACGCCCGGTATAGCGGTTGCTGATACGGTCTTGGTGTCCAGTTTGCGGGTAGCAGTATCGTCTGCGTCCTTGCCATTGCTTTCTCCTGATGTTGTTTCCTGGGGTATCTTATACGGCTCCTTGGTCCACTTTGCTTCGTATATCTTTCCTCCGCTTACCGGGTCTATTACCTGCACCGTTATCGGACCGCCGTCCGCTCCTACTACCTGCAGCGGCATCGCGCGCGGCATAATCTTCTCGTAGAACACGTCCTGGTTCCTCTTTGCCCACTCGACGAACCCGCGCGCGCCGCCCATCTCCTTTATCGCCGCGTTAATCAGCTCCATTACTGTCTGGTCTTCGGTAGCCGGCGGTATTACCATGAAGCCCGTTTCCGGGTCCGGCGCCGGCACGCGCGCGGGCGCGGTTCCTTTTACCTTCGTGTTCAGCAGCTTTGTCTTGAAAGGTTTCTTGCCGTTCAACGTTTGCATGTTTGCATGCCTTTATCAGGGGATACTCGTTTCGCGTTTCCCGTTTCTATTAGGGGATACGCGTTGCCCGTTTCCCGGTGCGTGGGAACTAATACAAACCAGCGCGTGCGAGGGAGCGGGCGTCTCGTCCCCCCACCCCCGTGCCCCTCAGAAGGTGCGCGCGGCGCGGTCCCCGTTACGCGCCTGGCGTCACCCGCGTCTTGCCTGGCGGGAAGTGTAGCACGCCGCGCCGCACGTGGGACGCGCTTTGCGCTACGCCATGGCATACTGTGCTGTAGCATACCAACGTGCGCGTAGCGCGCACGTGGGACCGTTCACCGCACCTGCGCGTGCGTCACGTGCACGTCAGAGACGCAAATCTGTAACTCGTAAACT